GTTGAAGAAGTTGAAGAAGTTGAAGAAGTTGAAGAAGTTGAAGAAGTTGAAGAAGTTGAAGAAGTTGAAGAAGTTGAAGAAGTTGAAGAAGTTGAAGAAGTTGAAGAAGTTGAAGAAGTTGAAGAAGTTGAAGAAGAAGTTGATAACTATATTAATAAATTTATGAATATAATTAGTGATGATGATAATATTATACAATTACTATACGATAAAAATTTTGATACAAACATATTACCTATAATTATACATGCAATATCTGAAAAGGATGAAGAACTTGCTGAGTACATTTTATCAAACCCAAGTGAATTTTTTATGAGACTAATGACAAAAAGAATGGAGGAGATGAATAATACAGATAATACCTCTAATTTTAATACAAATTTAATTCAACCATTTCAATTATCAGAAACTGGTGAAGTATTAAGATCTATGTTTCCAAATATAGAAGATTATATAATTATTGAGGCATTACAAGTATGTGAAGATAATATTGAATTAGCTGCTAGTTATTTAAGTGATTACTTTTTATGAATAATTAATATAGTTAAATATTATTAAATTTGAATATAAAAAAATAAGTATAAATATAGTATACTTAATTGTGATAATATAACCTATGGTATGAATAAATTACATAAATAATTAAAGGAGAAAAAATAAAAAAAATTATTTAATTATATGTTATATTATTTTTGATAGAGTAGTGTATAAAATTTCACAATTAATTCTAAATGAAGAATTTCCTGAATAATCTTCAATTGGAATAATAAAATGTTTAATATTTTTTAATTTGCATAAATGATAATAACATAAATTAGGATTATCTTCTGGTATAAATTCAATAACTTTAGTAGAATTATTAGAGAAAATAATATTTGAAAGTCCTGCGCCGTGTGGTGCAATTACTATATTTGCATTTTGAAATAAATTTACTGTTTCCATTATAGAAAATTTATCTGAATCAAAAATAATAAAATTTCCAAATTTTTCTTCTAATAGATTAATACATTGAGTAAAATTTGATATAGATCTATCTAAATTATCTTTTCTATATATAATAATATTATAATAATTATTTTCTGTTAAATTAAAAGTATTTTCAATTAATTCAATACTTTCAAGAGTAGGATTACCACAAATAGTAGGAGTATAAAATAAACAATTAGGAATATTATATATAATATTTGGATTATATTGTATTATTTCTATATCTTTGATACAATGATTTCCTAATAAAGTTAAAAAATTATGAATAAACGATTTATTATAATATAAAATAAAAATAATATTTTTATTTTTAAATAAGATATGATTATTATTTATATAATTTATACAAAATATAATTCTTGGAAGTATTTCTATAAGAAAATGATAATATCCAAAAGCCCATTGTTGAACTAAATTAAAAATTATAGTATCATTAGGAAAAGAAGAGATTTGTGAAGACATATTTTCTAATTTAAAGATATTATTTAAAGTGTATATATGATTTTTATTTTTTTTTAAAATTAAACCATCTTTTAATAAGTATATATTTTTTAAATAAACTAAATATATATATTGTAATCTAGTAAAATTATTTTTATCATTAAAAGGTAATGGAGTATGATTTTTATTATGATTAATAAATAATTTTTTTAAATTATTAGTTATACTTATGGGATTAGAATATTGTATTTTTTTTTGTAATCCATAATGTAAAATGATATTATTATTATCAAAAAAATTTTTATTTAATTTATTATTATTATTAATATTATTTATTATTTCTAATGTAGTTTTAAATGAACCAGTTATAGAACAATTACTTTCATACCATTTAATACATTCTTGACTCATTTCATTCCATTTTGCTTCAGTCGTATTATAAATATAATAATCAATATCTTCTGGTTTAGTAATTAAAAAATAGTGTTTACCTTCTATTAAATCATTATAATAAGTTAAATCTACATCTGTTGTAATTAATGGAATAGTTCCTAAAGCTAACAATTCAATTTCACGATTACATTTAGGACCATAACCTCTCAAACATAAACCAAATTTAGAATGTACTAATAAATTTAAATATTCTTCCTGTGAATATTTATATTTTTCATTTGGATTCATCATTTGAAAAAATTCAATATAATTTTTATATATACTATTATTTCTAAATTTATCTTGGACCGAGTTTTCTATTTTACCTATAAAAATAGTATTAATATGTCTATTTTGATATGGTATAATATTGTATCGTATTTTTTCTAATTGTCTTGGCGAACGAGGCCAAAATATCCATTCTTTAGAATTATTAATTTTATCATTTGGATTTCCTAATAATATATGATTATATTTAGTATTTTGTAACCAATCAAGTGTAGGTCTATCATATAAAAGTATATCATTAATATTATTAAACCAAATATGTTCATTATCATTTTCTATAAGATTGCATAAATTATTTTCTTTCCATAAATAACATAATTCCCTAAAAGTATCATTTTTATGATTATAAAACGAATTTTGTCTAGGTTGTTTCGGTATATATATATTATATTTAATATCAATAAGTTTATTATTTTCAATAAAATTAAATAATAATTTATATTCTGTTTTAGAAGAAGTTTTTAATAAATTTATAATAAATATATTGAATTGTTTTATTTGATAATCATTAGAACCTACACCTATATGAGAATGAATAGTTCTTAAAGGTTTATAATCATAAAGTATATCATTATTGTATTTATCAATAGTAAAATTATTTTTAACTATTTGATTATTTAAATCAGATTGAAAAAAAGTCCACCATCCATAATTATATGTAATATTAAAATGAAAAGTTTTAATATCATTATCGTTATTTAAATCCTCCAAAGAAGCTTGTTCATAAAATCTAGAGTTGATTGTATATTTTTTCCATTTTTTTAGTATATCTATATTAGAACAAAATATAAATCCTGCATTAAATATACCATATAAATCTGTTTGTGTTTTAGTAATATTATGAAATGATAATCCTAAATCATAATTATATGGAATATTAAAATTAAATTTATTTAATAAAATATTATCAGTATCTATAAATAAAGTATTTAAACATTGTGTTAATGAATATTCAATAATAGTAGACTTTTCCATAGTAAAATCTTTCCATTTACTTATATTATTTCTATTATAAATAGAAGTATCATTATATTTATCTAAACCTAATACAGTATTAATATTTAATTCAGGAAAATCAATATATAATTTATTATTAACATAATAATCAGTTAATATATAAATCTGAATATTAGGTTCAAAAAGTTTTATAGAATATAATAATATTCTTAAATCTGCATATGCATTTTTATTACATATTGTGCATATAGAATATAATTGTGTTGTTAATAAAATTTTTTTTGGTAATAAATATTTATGCAGAAAATTTGCTGGATTATATTTTATATTTTCATTAAATTTTAATGAATTAAATCTAATATCATTTTTTGTAAAATTATCTCTTTCTTGTTCTAAATGATAATGTATTATTTGAATTGTTTCTATTGGATTAACAACATTATAATTTAAATCACACATAATTTTATTAATAATTGTATCACACCCATTAGAACCTAAAAAAATTTCTTTACTAATATTGTTTATTTTTATTGGAGATTTAAAAATCCAAGAATCATTTGAATCTATACAAGGATTTCCTAAAGGACCATTATGAGAAAATTTAATAATATTATTAAAACCATTAAATTCATAATCATTAACTAAATCAAATCTTGATATAGAAAAAAATAAATTATCAAAATCTATAGATTTTAGTACTTCAATTGTATTATTAAAAAATATATCAAGATTAGACAATATAATAATATTATTTTTAAAATTTTGATTTACATAATCAAATGCATCATAGAATGTTAATCTTTTATTAATTATTACTTGTCTAACTTTTGATTTAAGTTTTGGATTTAAATCCTTTAAAATATTTTTAAAATCATAAAATTCTTCATTTAATAGAATAATTATATCTATTAGAGGGTTCAAAATATTATTAATTAAGCATATAGTGTTTTCTTTTTGTCTTTGTTTATTTTCTGTATTATACCATTGGGAAATTAAAATTATTTGTGATGTATTAATTGAATATGGAATATATTCAAATTTATCATAATTTAATTTAGTAATACATTGTGTAATTGTATTTTCAACTTCCACTGAATCATTTATTTCATTTGTTAAATTATTTATACTATATAATAAACCATTATTACTTTTATATTTTTTAGTTATATTATTTAATTTATCAGTAAATATTTTAGATAAATCCATTATAGTAATATAAAAATATTAATTTTATATTATTTAATATAATTATAATTCGTTAAATATAATTTAAAAACTTAGTATATATATATTATATAACTAATGGAAAATAATAATGAACCAGAAAATAATAATGAACATCAAGAAATAAATGCAACTGAAAAACAAAATTTAGATAATATGTTAAAATCACTTACATCTAATAATGGTATAGAAAATTTATTAAACCAATTTTCTTCTTCTTTAAATACATTAGAAAATGAAAATATAAATAATATTGATGAAGAAACAGAAGATTATAATAGCGAATATGATGATAATATGTTAGATAAGTACTTAATAAATAATGAAGGTAGAAATATATGTGATATTTTAACTGATATTTGTTCTGAATTAAAAAAATTTAATAAATCTGATTAAATTTTTATATTAATAAAATATTTGAAAAATAAATATAATTATATAATATATTATATTATAATATATGTTTAATATTATAATTCATGATCCATTATCAAGTTGTTTATTTGCTTATGGATTATTTATCTTATTTTTGTTAAATTTTAAACCTAAATACTATTTCACTTCCGGGGGTAAAATAAGAAATAATCTACAATACAAATTAATATTTATACCTTTATTATTATACACCTTTTTTCTTGTTTTACACATTAATACAAAGTAAGTTAAATAAAATAAAATTAAATATTTGAATATTTATAAATGTATAAATTTTTAATAATTATAATTATAATACTTTTAATTCATCTTTTTCTTAATCAATTTTCTAGATTAAAAAAACACAAAAAAATAAAAACACAAACTCCACAAAAATTACCCGTTAATTCTTCTCCTCAACATAATAATAATTTAAAATCTGAAGAATCTACATATCAAAATGAAACTGATTTTTTAAATAATATCGAAAATAATTTATTAGAAGATTTATTATTAAATAATTAAGTATAAATAATATAATTTAAATAATATTTTAAAATAGATATGAATATATTAAATAATGATATATTACAAGATATTACTTTTTTTTTAAATCTAAATCAAGGATTAACTTTAATAAAAATAAATAAAAATTTATATCATAATAAAAATACAATTATATCTAGTTTAATTAAAAAAGAAACCAATTTTAGTAATTATGATGATTTAAAAAAAAAAATTAATGTTATAAATAAATATAGTATATTTTTAGATAAATTATTATATAGTAATTTTCAAGTATTTAATAATTATTTTAATTTATCAAATTCTAATCGTGTATTGTCTTCTAAATTTTATAATTATTACAATTTATTAATAAATATTAAAAAAGTAAAGAAAATTAAAGATAAACTTTTATTAAAAAAACAAATTTATCCACTATTCAATAAATGTATTTATATTATTATAAAAAATTATAATCAGAATCATTATATATATTTTGATATATTTAAATATAAACAAAATAATAATAAACTTGAACTTTACTTAAATTACAATAATACCTATAGAAATTATCAACGATTTTACCTATTATTTTTGTTTTTATCATTTAGTAAATTTATTTAGTATTATACTATTTCAAAAATAAAATATAAGTATTTAAAATTAACTATTATAATATATACAATAATATTTTTATTAATTAAATTTTATATTTAAAGATATATTAATTAGTAATATTAAATGGAAATAAGTAAGATTTGGAATAAATTATATAAAAAACATAAATTAATTAATAATATTGGTAATATTAAATTTTCCTCATTATGGCGTTTATATCATCATTACACAGACGATAATAAATGGGGTATAGACTCATATACTAATATTTATAATATTGAAGATATTAAATCTTTTTGGTATTTTTATAATAATAAAATGCAATTAAATAATAATATGTTTTTCTTAATGCGTAATAATATAGAACCAAATTATGAAGATGAGAATAATGTAAATGGAGGTTATTTTTCTTTTAAATTTGATGCAACTGATATCTATAAGGTATGGTTAAAATTAAGTTTGAATTTGGTAAGTGAAAATTTAAGCTTACATGAAGGTAATATAATTACTGGTATAACAATTTCAACAAAAAAAAATTTTAAAAAAAAATTTTTTATAATAAAAATTTGGATTGGTGATAAAAAATATGGTGATTTATCATATATTAATCACAAATTTTTAAATTATAAAAATAAAAATATTATTTATAATAATTTTTTTAACTAATAAATATTAATTTATTTATTTATTTTTTTTATATTATATAGTAATAATAATGGAAACATTTACTTTAGCATCATTAATTGGATTAGGTTTATATATAAATTCTAATAATGAAAATGAAATAGAAAATGAAATAGATGATAAAAAAATAAAAAATAAAGGTGGGAAATCAATTTATAATTCAAATGAAGTTAATAAAAATAAAAAAAAAATAATTAAAAAATGTAAAGATAGATATAATAAATCATTAATACCAGAAGAAAGTAATATAATTCCTAAAAATTATAGTTTAAATAAAACATTTAAAAATAATAATGAAAATGTTTACTCTGAATTATTAGAAAAAAAAGTAGATTTTTCACATAATAATATGGTTCCTTTCTTTGGAGGTAATTTAAAACAAAATATGAATGTAGATTCATATAGTACTAAATTAGATATTCATACTGGTAACGAATATGAATATAAACCCAAAAGAAATCCTGAAGTTCAATTATTTGAAAAAACTAAAAATTTAACTAATATATATGGTAGTTCTATTTATAATGATAAAGACAGATATGAAACTGCTGTAAATAATATTAAAAATAATGAAAAACCAATAGAATCTATTCAGGTTGGTCCTGGAATAGGTTTAAATTATAATGATGGACCACGTGGTGGATATCAACAATTTGATGTAAGAAAATATGCATTACCAAAAAATGTTGATGAATTAAGAACTAAAGATAATAAAAAAATATCATACACAGGTAGAATCATACAAGGTAAATTTCATATACAAAAACCAGATTATAGCGATATTAAATTTACTAAGGAAAAACAATCACAATTTTTAACTGACAAAGAATTATTACCAACTAAATATTATGTAAATAAAGCAAAAGCAAAACCTACAGTTGTTTTAAAATATACTAATAGAAAAGACAGTAAAGAAATAATTGGTACTGTTGGTAATAAAGCTATTAGTAAACAAGAATTAAGACCACAATTTAAAAAATCTGTAAAAGTAACATTTTTAGGGGATACATCTCGAAATGTAAATACTACTAAAAATCATAAAAATATAGATAATATCGTGAAATCTTTTACTCCAGGAGGAGAGAAAAAACATAATAATACAATTAAATCTAATAATAGTAATATTTCTATAAGAAATGTAATTAAATCTACTAAAAAAAATATTATGCCTTTCTTTGATAAATCAAAAAATACAATTAAACAAACAACAGAATGTAATAATAATAATGGTAATTTAACTGGAAATCAAAAAACTATTAATTATTATTCTGATAAAGCTAAAAATACAATTAAACAAACAACAGAATGTAATAATAATAATGGTAATTTAACTGGAAATCAAAAAATTATTAACTATTATTCTGATAAAGCTAAAAATACAATTAAACAAACAACAGAATGTAATAATAATGATGGTAATTTAACTGGAAATAAAAAAATTATTAACCATTATTCTGATAAAGCTAAAAATACAATTAAACAAACAACAGAATGTAATAATAATGATGGTAATTTAACTGGAAATAAAAAAATTATCAACTATTATTCTGATAAAGCTAAAAATACAATTAAACAAACAACAGAATGTAATAATAATGATGGTAATTTAACTGGAAATAAAAAAATTATAAACTATTATTCTGATAAAGCTAAAAATACAATTAAACAAACAACTCTAACACCTACTACTATAAGTAATATAAAACCTACACAAATAGAAAGAATACGTGAATATGATGAAAAACCTTCAACAACATTAAAAGATACATTAATTACAGAATCACAAAAGATTAATTTAACTGGTAAAACACAACCAAAAAAATATTTAAATGATAATGCTAAAATGACTCATAAAGAAACTTATGTTAATAATGAATATTATGGTGATGCTAATAATTCTGCTAATGATGGTTATAAAGTTGCTAACTTTGATGCGAAGGATACTAATAAACAAATAACATCCAATAATGATTATACAGGTATTGCTAATAAAGAAGACTCAAATGGTTATATTAGTTCAAATTTTGATGCAAAAACTACAAACAAAGAATCAACATCTAATAATGAATATATAGGAACTATTAGTGGTGATAATAAACCTATGTCTTATGATGATATATATAATGCTACATTTAATGAAATTAAAGAGGTTATATCAGAAGGTAGAATTCCAACTAACCAAGGTGCTAAAAATTCTATTAATTCAGATGATATTACTTTACAAATTACTAAAAATCAATATACAGATGAAAGAACTCCTAATTTTACAAATATTAATAGTGTATTACCAACAAAAGATATGATTAATTTAACACAAGAAAATGATAATAGTTTAATTGATGAAATTATGGAACAACAAAAAAATAGAAATGATGGAACTATATTAAAACAACTTGATGATAATAAATATAATATATCTATTATTTAAATAATTTACTTTTTCATACAATTTGCATAAAAATTGCATAAAATTTGCATCTAAAATTGCATAAAAATTGCATAAAATTTGCATCTAAAATTGCATAAAAATTGCATAAAATTTGCATAAAAATTGCATCTAAAATTGCATAAAAATTGCATCTAAAATTGCATAAAAATTGCATCTAAAATTGCATAAAAATTGCATAAAAATTGCATCTAAAATTGCATAAAAATTGCATAAAATTTGCATAAAAATTGCATAAAATTTGCATAAAAATTGCATAAAAATTGCATAAAAATTGCATAAAATTTGCATAAAAATTGCATCTAAAATTGCATAAAAATTGCATAAAATTTGCATAAAAATTGCATCTAAAATTGCATAAAATTTGCATAAAAATTGCATCTAAAATTGCATAAAATTTGCATAAAATTTGCATAAAATTGCATCTAAAATTGCATAAAATTTGCATAAAATTATTTAGAAATTGATATATTATAGAACGATGAACTATGACAAAAAAAAACAAAGTTAATTATAAATAATAATAAAAAAATAATTAAATAAACTTAAAAACACAAAAAAACAACCATTCATTCTTCAATACGAGGAAAGAATTAATAAAATTAATAAATAAATTTAAACTCGAAAAAGTAATATAATAAAATTTAAAAATATAATTAGCAAAAATGTAGGTTACTTATTTATAAATATAATAACATTTGGAGTAAGATATATATGGGTAAGGGGATGAATAGTTTCATAATCATTTAACAAATTAAACAATATGACAATTACCTTCAAATAGAATATTTTGTAAATTAAACTTTAATTATTATGTAGTACCAGTCGCAGGTACTATGTATATAATACAACCAATACTAAGTAGATAACTTAGAGAAGAAATATTAAAAAAAAGTACGAAAAAAAGAAAATGTTCATTTAGATATAAAAATTAAATTTTTTGTAAATTAATAATCACTTATTAAATCTATTTTTACTGGTAAAACTCTTTTATTAGGATCATTATTTATTAATTTTGATAATAGATTATTTAAATCATTACTATCAAATTTTTTTTTTCCATTTTTAATATCATTTATAGTAACAATTTTTTGCATTTCGGTGGTGAATTCACTAAACACTTCCAAAATAATAATACCTATACTATATAAATCTGCTTTGAAATCATAATTATTTCCTGCTAAAATTTCTGGTGCAATATAACTAAATGTTCCAACTTCATCATAGTTTAAATCGTATATATTTTTTGCTAGACCAAAATCACCAATTTTTACATTATTATTATAGTCTATAAAAATATTTGTAAGTTTTAAATCACGATGAATTATTTCATTTTTATGAATATATTTTAGTCCATTAATTATTTGTTTACAAATGATTTGTTTCTTATAATTACTTAATTTATTTTCATTTAAATATTCTTTAAGATTTTGTTTACATAACTCCATCTGTATAAAGACAAATTTATCGTAATCATTTTCATCATACTCTGAATTGTCACTTGAAAAAGAATTTATATCATTAAAATTATTGTTAAATTTTACTAATTGTGTATCATTATTTTCCTCAATTATTATACTATCACAATTTTTGATAGCATTATTAATTTTAACAGATTCTAACCAACTACTGTAATATCTTACAATATTTTTATGATTTAATTTAGCTAATGAACGTAATTCAAAAATGGATTGATAAAAATTATTTTTAATTCCTATTTTTTTAATAGCATAATTATTATCGTCTAATGGATTATATACTTTATAAACTTTAGAAAAAGCACCAGAACCTAAAAGTTCGTGATTAATAAAATTATCAAAAAATGAAATATTATTTCTAAATAAATTTTGTGATAATTCTTTTGTAAAAATACTAAATATATTGTTTTTTATTTCCAATATATTTTCTTGGTTAATATCAATATCTAATATATTAAGACTTTCTAATTTATTTAATAAATGATTTTTAATTTGTGTTTTTTCTATGTTATAGTTTATTGTAAATAAATCAGAAATAGTCTCTATTAGGGATAAAATCAAAAAATCCTTAATTTTATCTTTATTTGATATAACATTCATATTATATTATATATATTTAATTATTGTAAAATTGATTTTATATAATATATATATTACTAAATATGAATATAGAGATAAAATCAAAAAATTTAAAATATATTATAAAAATTCAATCCGTAATCCGTTTATTTTTATATAGAAAGAATAATCTACCAAATTCAATATTACTTATAAAACATATACTAAAAAACACTAAATTTAATTGTTCTAATTTATTAGATGATGGAAGAACTAATAGTTGTATAGATGAAGAAACAATATATAATATATTATTTAAAATTATAGGGGAAAGAATAAAAAAAGCACCACCAAGACATTG